GGCCTACGACCGCGAAACCGAAGTCCGCACCCTCACGGAAATTGACCTCTGGGAAGTGTCCCTTGTGACCTTCCCGGCCAATGAAAAAGCGCGAGTGACCAACGTCAAGGCATCGCCTGACGATGTGAACACGCCCAAAGATGCCGAGAAGATCCTGCGCGAGGCAGGGTTCTCCAAGGCTGACGCGACCGCCCTGGTTTCGCGTCTCATGCGACTGGGAGACGAGCGGAGAGAGTCCGCGCAATCGACCGCGCAGGCAATGAAGGCAGCCGACCGGCTGCTCAGTTCCCTCAACTCCTGAAAGACCAATCATGAAAAAGACCCTTCTGGCCGTCATGGCCCTGCACATGGCCGCCTTCCAAGCGAAGGCCGCTACCTTCGGCGTGTACGAGCAGCGCGACGAGCCGAGCGTGAAGTCGGTTGCCGACGCGCTCGACAAGATCGCCACCGCGTTCGATGAGTACAAGAAGACCAACGACCAGCGCATCGAAGCCGTCAAGTCCGGCAAGTCGACCGAGGCTTTCGAAGCCAAACTGGCCAAGATGGACGAGGTGATCGACTCGCTGAACGAGGCCAAGACCCGCCTGGAGAAGGTGGAAACCAAGCTGGCTCGCCCCGGCGCCGGCGCTGCCGATCGGAAGGAAGACGAATCGAAGGAAGCGGCCGAATACCGCGGCGCCTTCCTGAGCTGGGTGCGCAACCCGAGCGACCCGGAGCGCCGCACCGCCCTGCAGCAGCGCGCCAAGGCCCTGCGCGCCATCGAGTCGAAGGCCGACGACGACGGTTTCGAAACCCGTTCGACGCAGACCGTGACATCGACCGGCTCTGCTGGCGGCTTCGCGCTGCCCGAGATCATCGAGCGCCAGATCGCCCGCCTGTCGGTTGACATCTCGCCGATCCGCTCGATCGCCACCGTCCGCACTGTCGGCAGCCCCGACTACAAGGAACTGTTCGACATCGGCGGCGGCGCCTTCGAGTGGGTGGCTGAAGCCGGCACGCGCAACCAGACCAACACGCCTGACCTGGCGGAAGTGGCCCCGACCTTCGGCATGGCTTCGGCCAAGCCCCAGGCTTCGGAAGAGTCGCTCGACGACCTGTTCTTCGACGTGGAAAACTGGCTGACCATGTCGGCCGCTGAAGCGATCGCAGCCGGCGAAGGAGCCGCGTTCGTGAACGGCAACGGCACGAACAAGCCCACCGGCTTCCTGGCTGGCCCGGCTCCCGTGGCCACCGCCGATGCTGGCCGCGCCTTCGGCACGCTGCAGTACATCGCCTCCGGCCAGGCCGCTGCGCTGCCGACCAGCGTGGACGTGTTCTACGACATGGTGTACTCGCTGCGCGCTCGCTATCGCGCCAATGCCCGCTGGGTGACCAGCAAGCTCGTACTGGCTGCCATGCGCAAGTACAAGGACTCGACCGGTCAGTACCTGTGGCAGAACGCCGTGGCCGCTGGCGAGCCGGCGACCTTCATGGGCTACGGCGTGACCGAGGCCGAAGACATGCCGGCTGTTGCCGCCAACGCCTTCTCCGTCGCCTTCGGCGACTTCAAGGAGGGCTACCTGATCGCCGATCGCATCGGCATGCGCATCACCCGTGACGAGATCACGACCCCCGGCTTCGTGAAGTTCTATGTCCGCAAGCGCGTCGGCGGCAAGCTGCGCAACACGCAGGCCATCAAGCTGCTGAAGATCGCCGCGTCCTAATCAGACGCTGTCACAACAAGAGGCCCTCTCCGGAGGGCCTTTTTCATTGGGCTCCAACATGAAACTCATCGCAAAGAAACCGTTCTCCTGGGCACATCGCGGCGTGCAGGTCGAGCACTTCGAGGCCGGCGCCGAGATCGACACCGAGGACACGGACTTGATCGAGGTTTCGACCCGCGAAGGGTGGGTGGAGTCCAACGAAGAAGGCAAGAAGCGCGCGACCAAGGCGCAGAAGAACGCGCCCGAGAACAAGGGCGAGTAAGCCATGGGCGTCAAGGTCATCACCCCCGCAACCCAGCAGATCCCGACAGCGGATCTGCGCGCGCACTGCCGGATTGATCCGGTGGAGCCGACGACGGATGCGGTAGTAGACGCCCAGCTTCAGGGCTTCCTGGCCGCTGCGGTCGGGTATGCCGAGCACTACACGCAGCGCTCGATTGGGTCGCAGACTCTGGAGATGGCGCTGGATGCCTTTCCTGTTGGCGCCATCGAACTGGAGCGCGGTCCTGTGACCTCGATCACGTCGATCAAGTACATCGACGCCAGCGGAGTCGAGCAGACGCTGTCGAACACGCTGTACACGCTGGACGACTATGGGCTGGTGCCTGCAGTCCAACTGGTGTCCGGCGCTTCGTGGCCGTCGACTCAGGTTGTCGCGAACGCGGTGAAGGTGCGCTATGTCGCTGGATCGCTTCCCGATGCGGTCAAGTCGGCCCTGCTGCTGACGGTCGCGCACCTGAACGAAAACCGCGAGGCGTCCGGATCGGATCGCCTGGCCGAAATTCCGATGGGCGTGGATTGCCTGCTGGACACGGTCAAGGTCTGGGGGATGTGATGCAGGCCGGGAAGCTCTCCGCTCGCGTCTCGCTACAGCAGCCGGGCACGGTGCAGGACGAAACCGGCCAGCCAATCCCCGGATGGCCCGAGGTTGCAAAGCTCTGGGCGGACATCCGCTACCTGTCTGGGGCCGAGGCGATCCGCGCCGACGCCGAGACGAGCATTTCGAAGGTGAGCATCCAGATCCGCAAGCGCCCGGTGACGAGCGCCATGCGCGTTGTCGACCTGGCCACCGGGACTGTCTTCCAGATCCTCGACGTGCTGCCTGACATGCAGCATCGGGACCGGGTCAACCTGCCTTGTGAGGTCGTGCGGTGAGTGATTTTCTATCCATCGAGTTTGATGACGCAGGAATCGATGCGTCTCTCGATGGGATCACAGAGGCTGCAAACAAGTTGATCCGTCCGGCCGCGCAAGCAGGCGCCCAAGTGTTCTATGACGAGGTACGGCGCCGCGCGCCGGTTGGCTCTGCTGAAAAGCACTTCTTTCACGGGCAGAACCAGGTCTATG